CATCTGCCATCATACCACCTGCCTTTAATTTATTCTTTTGGAATTCCTAACGATTCAAACAATTCCGCTTCGATTTCTTCCTGAGTTCTTTGGAATGGGTCTCCCTGTTCTTGAATAGCATAATAATCTTGAAGTTCTTTCATTCTCGCGCGTTCCTTCTTGTCTTTGATTTTTGATAGATCCGCAGTTCTATATCCAACGACCTGAACGAACTTGGTGTCGTCATTCAATCCATTAAGTAATGCTTTGAATTCCCACCAGTGCATATTGGTTCTCAATAGATTTATGCCATACTGCTGCATGAACGCAGCAAAGATGAGGTCCATATCATAATCAAAAAGAAACCCAACTTTTTTATTAGGTTTCTTCTCAGGTTTATCCGGTTTATTACACTTGTAAAAATCAAGAATTCTTTTCAACAATTCCAATGAATCAACACTTTCCATGTACAATTCATAGTTTGGAATTACCAAATCAAACAGCATAGGGATTTTATAATTTTCATCAATATACTTGTCAGAAACGATACAAGAGAATTGAATCCACGTTCTAAAATCAGTTTTTATTTCTATTTCTTGATTTTCTATTCTTATTGTTTTTTGAAGATCTCTTTTGTCTAGAATTAACATAATCTTTTAACCCGTATTTGTTTTTTGTGTAATCCATTTGCTTTTGAAGGTTTCCAAATTCCTTTGTAAGTGAGTTTAAACTGTCAATCTCATTTTTGATTCTGTCTTGCTTTTCTTTTTGGCGTTCAGTCGTAGCGTGTTCATCAAATTTAGCTTGAATCTCTTCAGCAAGAGCTAAAATTACATAGTAAGGTTTTAAATCATTCTTATCAAAAAGATAATCATATGAGCCTTTTCCTAGCAATTCATCTATAACGACTTGACAGTCTTCGATAAAGGTATCGTCAATCGTACGATTACCTCTGTATTTTTTGATGAACTTGTCAATCAGCAAATGATTATCGATATTGTCAGCATCGATACTGAAAATACGATCTTTAATTTTTACATCGAATAAATTCTCTTGAATCTTGATTTCTAACATAGTAACAATCCCTTTCCTATTTGATTTCTATTTGTTTACTGGTGTTGATGACGCACCTGATTGAGGTGAAGCTGCTGTGAACTTACAAGTTGTGTAGTCATATTCACCCGCAGTGAATTCACCAGTGGCCACATTGTATTGGCCGTGTTCTGAAGCACCTTTTTGAGCAAAAGTTCCTTCCAATGCGATTTTTCCTCCACCCTCACCGGAACCAGGATTAGATGGTTGAATTTCATATTGTCTGTGATGTGCTGCAAAACATCCAGTTGAACCTTCAACAGGTGCCCATGTTTCAATTTCATATTCATCAAACATGGAACCAATGACTTCTTTCTTACCAACCTCGTAAATATGTCTTACAAATTCATTATTAGGAATCAATTCTCCTGAATAAGAAACCGATGGTGTGTATGCCATCATGTTTGAGTGAGAAGTCTTTTCATTGATATATTGTCCGTCATCTGTTGAAGGATCTACAGCTTGTGTCCAATCCGTTAAACCAGTACCAGCCAACACAGGCTTTGATACACCATCGAATTTGACGTAGTGTAGGTTTTCATGACGGTTTACTACAGTATTTCTTAATGTTTGTGCCATTATTCAAACGCTCCTTTCTTGTAGTAAGTTAATTGATATAACGCTGAAAAATTAGCAATGCCATTGTCATAGGTTTCAACACCAGGATTGGCAATCATTTCTAATTTCTGTGGAACTATATCATCAGGAAAAACAATGTTTTCAAATTTATTCATTGTTTCCATTTCAAATCGGTTTGCTAAATCATCTAGAACATCCGTAATTTTCTTGACACTCTTTTCAGTTTTAGCACCTGATTGAAAGTTAATATAAAAAGGCAATACAGCAGTATAGCCTCCTATAATGTTTTCATTTATTTTTTCAGCACGATTAGATATTCTTTGAACCATGATTTGGTCATCCTTGTTTGAAGTAAAGAAATCTAATTTCCACATGTTTTTTTGTACATTTTGAATATCCAACTTCTTGCAAAAGTCATAGATACAATCCAATACCCTGTTGTATTCTTCATATGTCAGTTTTTTATTTGATTTATTTTCCATTTCTAAACACGTCCTCTACACTTTTAATCCATTTCTTGATATTTGCTTTCTTTGATTTTTCAAACCATTTGGCCGTTGCTTTTGGATGACGTGACTTGTCAAAGTTCATTCCTGTACCTTTATACACATGTTGTGCATAGTCAGTATCATAAATAACTTGTTTTTTCTCTTTGGCGTTATCACCAATATCAGGTGTTTCTCTTAAGTGAGTACGATTATCTAGATTAGAAAAAGGAACGTAAGGATCAGTATCTCTTATTACAGAATTTTTAAGAGTCTGATAGGCTTTTTCCTTAGTTCCTTCTAAATCTTTTTTCACTTGAGAAAAGTCAACATCAATAGAAATCTTCAAGAAGCATACACCTCAATGAACTGGATTTCTTTCGTTCCTGGCGGGCGATAACAGGCATATTTATTGATTGAATAGACATTGGTTGTCTTTTTCAATTCATCATAGTCCGTTTCTTTTATCGCATCCAAGACAAAATAATCTTCATTTCCAATCGTAAAAGTATTCTTTTTTGACTTGTAACCGTGTTGATCAACAAATGTCAGTCCACCACAGTCACTCAAATCAATCGTTAAAAGAACACTGTCCGCATCGGAAATCCCCTTGTTTGATTGTGTAATGCCATAGTTTTCATCAAATCCAACGTTTTCAAGAACGTATGGAATAAAAGTATCTTCATCAACTTTATGAATCAAAGTAACAGTAAAAGGTCTTAAAATACGAGGAGAGCTAATCATATCGTTTGGCCACTCTGCACATAAGACCTTTTCTTCTCAATTCACTTTTAATCATATAAGCTGAAACGGATGAAAAAGGAACACCATTGAATTTGTTGCCCCTATCGCCATAGCTATAATTAAATCCGTCTTTTGATACGCTTTGCAAGTCCAAATCGCTTGTGCCATTTAGAGCATTCAAACCACCATTTGCTTGAAGATAATCGATTTGATAGCATACTGCTAGTTTAAGCTCCAAACAGTAATAATCGATATTTTTTTCTAATGCCCATGGTGCAATGAATTGTTCAGCGTAACCTTTGACTAAATCAATTACAGGTTCAACAAGGTCCTCAAATTCAGGCTGACATATTTTTCCTTTGAATGTATCTACGTAATATTCATACGAAACCTTCATACTATTCTTCTGCTGTATCTTTCTTAGCTTTAGATGCTTTTGCTGGAGTTTTAGCATTTGCTTCTAATTCTTCAACTTTTGTTGTTAAATCAGCGTTTTGTGCTACTAATTCAACGATTCTTGCATCTTTTTCTTTAATTTGTGCTTTTAAAGATGAATATTCTCTTTTAAAATCCGCTAAAGAAACTGGGTCACCTTTTTTAATGACTTCACCAGATTCTTCATCAATATTATCATAACCACGAGCAACATAGTCATCGACTTTATGAGGCTCAATGGTAATGATTCTATTTCCTTTTCTTACTTGTGACATAAATTGCCTCCTTTACTTACGCTTCAACAGCAAATTGAATACCATCGATTTTCTTTTGTAGGATAAATACATCTTCATGTGATTCTTCATAGTAAACGTATTTACCTTGAGACATTGCAGATGGTTCATCTAATCTTGCAAATTCATAATTGATTGGTGTGATTACTGCTAAAGGATGCACCATAAACATTTTGATTTGTTTTGCAGAAACTGCAGGTTTATACCCTTGTGTGAAGTCATATACAGTTTTCATTAATTCTGATGGAACTTCAACGATTTTAACCAAGTCTAAGTTAGCGATAGTTCTGTTTAATTTATTTTCTGCATCACCAATGATTACAGTTCTAGCTAACTTTTCAGCTTGTTTTAACATTGCATTGTAAACTGGTGTGATATATAAGATTCTTCCTGTAGATGGAACACGTGCTTCAGCCATGTTGATCATCATTTTATCAAAATATTCTAAGATATTTGCTGCTGTGATTTCATCAGTAATAGGTGTTTTGCTGGCTTCAGTGTAATCAGCATAGATTTTAGAAACGCAGTAAGCATCCATTTCAGGGAATTTTTGTTCTTGGTTGAATACTTGAGTAATATTCCCAATTGTAGCAACCATGTTTGTTTGGTTGATGTCTTGTGGATGTACTAAAGTAGACCATTGACGTTCATTAGATAAAGTTAGTGGTGTCCATGCGTTATTGTAGTTTCTGGCTGCAGTAGCGATTGTATCTCTATTAGAGTCTACACGTCCTGTAGTTTCTAATGTCGGGATTTCAATTGTTCTTGCATTGACCCATCTAAATCTTTGGTTATTTGGTGTGTTGAACAAATCGCCAAAATACAAAGTATATGGCCAAGCTTGTTCTAAGGCTTGTTGATATTGGTGTGCATAGTTAATTGCTACCATAATTTAATTTCCTCCTGATTTTTTTATTCTTTAGGCATTGCTCTTACACCAGCAAAGTTAAAACCGAATCCATTTCCAGTTCCTTCTGGTGCTCCTTTAGAAGCAGTACCTTTTGTAAATGTTGGTAATGAAGGTTCATCTTTAGATTTTTCAACAACGAATGCTCCTGCATCAGATTCTTTTAAACCATTGATATATTCATCCGCTCCAATGAATTTGCCGTCTTTCAATTCAAAGTTTTGTTCCTTGAATTGAGAAATGATTCCACGTTTGGCACTTTCAGAAGTAAAGTTCATTCCTGCAAAGTATGAGTTAGTAGCAAAGTCTCTTTCTTGTTGAGTCAATTTGTTGTTCAATTCTGCAGTTTCATCTTTATATTTCTTTTCCCATTCAGCAGCGGAATTTTTGATACCTTCAATATCCATGTCCTTGTACGATTTGATTTGCTTATTCGCATCATTCAAAGAGTTTTGAGCTGATTCATATTTTGTGTTCAATGTTTCTAGCTCTTTTGTTTTTGATTCGACTTCCTTGCGGTATTTTTCAATGTCATTACCGTTTTCAGTCATGATTTGATTAACTTGTTCATCTGTTAATCCTAAATTCTTTAAAAATTCTCTTTTCATAAGATCCTTTCATTCACTACGCTTTAGTACGCTGGTTGCATCAGCCTGTGCGGTTGCAGTTTTACGAGTTGCCCACCTCAAAATTTTTGTTTTATTCATGTCTTGCTATGTTGTTTTCAGTTTTTGGGTACAAAAAAAGGAAATATCAGTCTCTATTGCTGTATTTCCTTTTATTTCTCTCTAGTGCTTTTGTTTTGCTTTTAGGTGGCGGTACGTAGCAATCGTATTTTTCATGACGAACACGACCGCAAATCATACACATATACTGTATCTTCTTAACAATAACGTGTCTTTTCTTATCAAAATATTGAATAGTATGATATTCAAATTCTTGATGATGATGTGGTCTTAATCCTTCAGCCATTGAAAAACACCTCCTTTCTCTAAAATTGTGTATAGAAAAAGCGAGTCTTTTGAACTCGCTTTATATTCATATTTAATTTTTAATCTAATACCATTGATAATTGACTATTGTATTCTTTGATTTTCAAACTTATATTGACTTCAGGAGACCATGATTCCAAATAATTTTTAGCATTTTCATAATCAGTCTTTAGGGTATCTCGATATGAGCCTAATTTGAAATACTTTTTATAGTCTCTCCAAATGTTGCTGAAAAGATTTCTGCTCATTAATTGGTAAGCTCTTGAATCAATACCGCCTAGTGCACTAATTACAGTTGTTTTAGCAATTCTCTTGGGTCAGTTGGTACTTTAGCATATGAACCAGTCTTTCTCAACGTTGGAAGTACTTCACTTGTTACCCAATGTTTAAACTTCTTAGCATTAGGAAGTTTACTACCAAAAATTAATGAATAGACTCCACTTTCGTTGATAAATGTTAAACCTCTATTTGGAATTGCTTGTACAAAATTAATAGGAAATACATCTTTTGGCAAATAATTTTCAATGGTCGCCAAATCCGACCTTTGAATTAATCGCTTATCATCAAGATCAACATGATTTTTTAACGCATCTTTTGTATTTTTAAATCCAAGTGCACTAGCAACATCTTTACCAACAAGCCAAGGCTCATTGTCAATCACTAAACAACCAACACTCCCAAATTCTTCATTGTTAAATATTTGTAGTTCTTCCATATTGACAATCTCCTTTTTTAATTGTTTCTTGAATGTTTCTTGTTAAATCATTGCACTTTGAAACATTTGATCTAATAGTTTCTTCTACCATGTCAATTTGGTCTTCAATTAACATCATGACATTTGAAACATCATATTTAATATCATTCCCGTTTTCACATGCATCACATGTAACAATGACCATTGAATTAATTCTTTCTAAGTCAGTTAATTTGTTTTCAATTTCTGATAACATGTCAAATAACTTATCTAATTCATTTAACATAAAAAATCCTCCATTTTCCTTGTTTGAAATTAGAGGCACTAAATGTTATACTATTAGTGCCTTGATTAGGTGACATTCGTTAGTCGGTCAAAACTATTTACGAATGTCTTTTTTTATACCTAAATCTATTTTTATCAATGTGGTTATATAGCCTTTTATGGTTTGACCATTTTCGGTTGCACGAATTTTTATTTGCTTATGTAACTCTTCATCGATTTTAAATATTAAGTTTTTCATAACTATCCCTCCTTTCATTTACATTTATTATCTTACAATTATAAATATAATTAGTCAATAATATTTAATACTTTTTATTAACTTGTATTTATTTTTATTAAAAACTATTTATAATATAATAAAAAGGTGGTAAATATGAACGAACAAATACTAGCAAAAAGATTAAAAGAACTTAGGGAGTCTATGAACTTAACACAAAGCCAATTTGGAGATTTAATAAACGTAGCTCAAACTACACTTTCTTCATATGAAAACGGATCAAAAACACCCAATATTGATACTTTGTACAATATCGCAATAAAATGCAATATTTCTATAGATTGGCTTTGCGGACTTTCTGATATTCATAAAACAAAAGATTTCTCATCATATTCTGATATTTTCAACTTAATAGTAAATATCTGTAAATCTATTCATATTGACATAGAAGAGTATCATTACTCTCAAGATGAATACGATATGTCTTTAATAGTCAAAAATCCTATATTAAATGAATTTTTAACAAAATGGTCAAAGGTAAAAGCTATTTATGACGATAAAACAATTGATGCAGATACTTACGAAATTGTTGTTAAATCATTAATTGATAAATATACTACTGATACTTTAAAATATGATAATTTTGTAATAGATGATATGCACTTTAGCTTCCTCTCAAATGAGTAGGAGCTTTTTTATTTTTTTATATCATTTCATATCTTTTCATATTGTTTCAATAATGCCTAAAAATGGACACTCTCAATTTCTTTCAATATAATTAAGTTATCGAAGTCTAATTACTGGAGGTGAAAAAATGACAACAACTGATATTATTGAAATTATTGGAATAATTGCATCTACAACAGTAAGTATTGTTGCGATTGTTATTTCAGTAATGACTTTAAAGCAAAATAGTAAAATGATTGAAGAATCAACTAGACCCTATGTTGTAGTTTGTGGTAAAACTGCGAACTACCAAGAGCCAAGGTTTTATTTAATAATTAAAAACTATGGATCAAGTGGAGCTATAATAACCAAATTTATTTGTGACCATGATTTAGCTGAATTTTCATATAGAAAAGAAATTACACCTTTCAAAAATATTTGTGGCACATTTATAGCTCCTGGACAATCATTTATAACTAATCTAAAAGTACCTGAATTATTTCGTGAAGAGATACCTCTTCGCTTTCAAATTGAGTATAAAACCAAACATAGAACTTATTGTGAAAATATCGATATTGCATTAAAACCTTTTACAGAACTAATACAAACACGTGCTGCAACAAAAGATAAAGAATTAAAAATTATATCTTATACTTTACAAGATCTTGTTGAAAAACATTTATAAGCAAATCTTTTTGTTTTTAATTTGTGTTTTGATTTCTTCAAGAATAAAATCATTGACTTCAAAATTAAGAGCTTCTTCTGGAAGCTCTTTTTTTACTATTTCAAAATAAGCTTTTTTAATTTTTTCAATTGTTGAAGAATCAACATGAACACCATTACTAAATGTATATACTGTATTCATTCTATTCTTCCCCCTGCTCCTCTACATGTTTAATTGAGTATCTAACACAACATTCATATTCGATACAGCATCCTCGATACTTTTCCCAATCCTTGCAGAAATAAGCAATGTCAGCTTGACCTAAAAGCTTGATGGATTCTCCTATATACCAAAGAGGCGTTTTTGGTTCACCATCAAAGAACGAATCAATCACTTCAATTTCTTTATCAGGAAATAATTCTTTTACATTGCATAGCACCCTTTCTCTTTCATCTAGGATTTCTTTATCCGTTTTTCCTGCCATTGGTTGACTAATGAATAATTTCATTTATGCACCCTCCTATTCAAAAAATACCCAGTCATCCGCTAACATATCTGTTTGTGATGGTGCCTAAGGTACAATATTTTTCTTTGCATCTAGATTATCAGTTTGTAAATTAGATGAATCTATACAAACAAAGGGATTTGTTGTTGCATCTGTTTCACATAAATGAATAAAAATTCCTTTACCGTTCCAACCTTTTCTAGCAAGCTTCATTCCTCTTTTTAGATATTTGATAGCTTCATCAAAACCAAAAGTAGCTTCTCCACCTAATTCAGGACAATTTTCTTCATCAGCAAGAATCCATCCATCATCAAGAATATTAGATAACGTATAAATAACTCTTTCAGTTTCTCTAATATCCATTTCTTTGCCTTCTTTGGTATGCATGATTACTGTTTTCTTTTCATCATCCCAATACCAATATCCACCCCAACTTGGAAGCTTAATTTTTTCTCCGTTATACATAAGTTTTAACGCTCTTTTAAATTTCATATTTTTATTCTCCTAACTTGATACATTTATTTTCAATTTTCTTATAAGCATCTAAATAAAGTTCTTTCTTATCTCCATTATACGTACATTCGAAGTACATTCCATCTGGAAGAGATGTTGATGCTAAAGCTTTACTATTTTGCAATGCTTTGCAACTCCAAACAGCATAGACATCAAAATCAACTTTGCCATCCGTTTTATCAAGATGCTCCTCTGTGTATTCTCTAACTATTTTTTTACATAAATCTAAAAATTCATCTGAACCCATTTGTTTTCTCCTTTTTTACTAAAAAATTTCTAAAATAAAAGCAATTATCATAATTAAACCGAAAATAAAAAGTGGGATAAGAATTTTACATAACCCACAAATAAATAGATCAATAAGTTTTAAACCAATTAAAAGAATGAACAATACTTTTATTACAGTTTTCATATCAAATCTCCTGATTTTAAGTAAAAGAAAAAGCCAACTTTCGTTGACTTATTATTTATTGTCCTTGTTCCCAAGCCCATTTTTTTACTTTATTGTACGCATCAATTGCTTCTTGAGGGACACCTTCTAATTTCCCTTGATAAATCTGAATGCTATAAGGTTCATAGATATCCATGCATTTTTTAATTTCTTCTGGATACTTTATAATTGCAGACATTTTATTTCATCCCTCTCTTGTTTTAATATGTTATTTCTTTTCTTTTGGTTTATAGCAACTTGACCAGGTAGGAATGTATCCAGGTCCTCCATCTAAATAAAAATCTTCCTCAAATTGTTTTAATTCCTCTTCGGTCATTGTATCTTCAAGATTACCTGTAACTTCTACAATTTGTGTCTTTTCATTACTTTCCTTTTTTGATTTCATTGAACAATCCACCTTTCTTAAAGAAATCATATAGCTCTTTATCTTTATCATATAGCAATTGAGGATTGCTTACAAATGTTTCGTATCCTACACTGACATATTCTTCTAGTTTTGTATAATCTATCGATTCTACTTTCAAGTGCTCCCCTTTTTTTAAATTGTTATATTTTTTTGTAACATTTATATACGTTCTACCCTGATATTTTCTGATGAACTTTTCGGAGGATAAAGAAAGATAATATTCATCATCTTTTTTTATAACTTTATATTTAGCGTTAGCAACAACATTTCTCATGATTGTTGCCAATTCTTCATTTTCATATAAATTATATTTATCAACCAAAGCATGACCTACTTCATGTGCTAAGGTACCAGGCTTTAAATGTTTTTGAGTTACAAAGATAGTATTCATGCTACTATCATATGCCGTTTCTGTATCCGATTGTTTAATAGGAATTTTCTTATTTACCAAGAATTTTGTAGCTTCTTCATGCATGATTTTAATTTCTTTTTTTATTCCTTCTTTAAAATCATCATTATCGCTTTCGATGGTTACTTTTTTCATCATTTTTTCAACAAATTCATCTGAATTAGTAATCATTTTAATTTTTGGTTTATCTTCCTTTTTAGGTTTAAAATTGAATGGTAGCCATTCGTCATCATGGTATAATTTACTGCCTTTTTTGTTTGATAACTTGCTATTGTTAAATACTTTCTCTCTTGGATAAGCCTTTTTAAGAACGCTATCAATACCATGTTCTTTCTTGAATTGAATGTTGCTTTCTTTAATGAATTGAGAGCGTTTATCTTGCCATTCTCTAATCTTTTTAGCTTCTTTGGTGGAATCTACACCGCATTCATCAAGAATATTCTTTCTTTTCTTCCAAGAACGAATCTGACGCTCATAATATCTTTGCTTTTGTTCCAGCTCGTATTGATCATCATTCCTGTTCTTGTCAAATTCTTCGGTATCAACCAAATTGTTCTTATACTCATAATCAGTAACTTCATAAAAAGAATGTCTACAGTTTGCTCCACCTAGGCCATCAACACGGCCGTATCCCGTTGCTTTTTTAAAATTTTGTAGACCTTTTACAGGAGTATGAAGATAAAATAATTTACCTTGCCACTCCTGATGGGATGGTCGAGCACCTCCATGACTTGAAGTTTTTACAATGTTAATGCCCAACTCTTTGCAGTTATCCATTTTGAATTTCAAAGACGTTTGATTGACACCACTTGTAACTGCTCTTTTAACTGCAGCATCCATTGAAGTTGTATGATCAGTATAACCAACTACTTCGATACCTTTTTGAGAAAGCTTTCTGATTGATGATTCAATGGCCTTGTCAGCATTGTTTCCTGCAACGATTCTAGAATATGCTTCATCACATGCCTTTATAAACTGCCTGTTGGTGCACTTTCTTGAAATGTTGCAAAGGTTTTTGATTTCACCTTGAGTATCCTTGATACCCTTGTTCAAATTCTTGTTTGACCTGTTCATCATCTCTTTTTTAGAAGTTTGAGAATCAGTATCTTTTAATCTTGAAAAGATATTGCTTACTGTCATTGCTATTCCATTCTTGATAGCTGTTTTCACTTTGCTTTGAGACGATTTCTTGACCTTTTGAAATTCAGTACCCGAATATTCAAAAAACTCTCTACAAGCTTTATTTTTCCATTTTGGATATTCTTCTTCGATATCTTCTAAAGATGCAAGGTTTCTTAAACGTAAACCCATCCAAATTAAAAGAAGAGTTTCCAATGTGCTGAAGTCATTTGAGACATCATCACCCGACTCTTCCAAAAATTTATCAGTTAACATTTACA